CCCTTGGGCGAGGCGGGCCTCCACGGCGGCCCGCAGTTCGTCGTTGGCCTCTTCGAGCGTCGTACTCATGCGGTCGATTTCCTTTCGTTGGTGGCGGATCAGATTGAGAAGGCGGATAACGTCAGCGGCGAGGGTGCCCGATGTGCCGGTGTAGGCGCCGGAGAAACGGCGGGCTCGGTATTCGGCCTCGCGGAGGTAGGTTTCATCGAGCATTGGCAGCACTCGCTACGAGCATCCCGGCCAGCCCTCCGGCGGCGTCATAGAACCATGTCTCCATGGCCTGCCGTGAGCCGATGTAGCCTTCCTGCGAATGCCAGTCATCGGGAGGGCAGATGGCGGGGGCGATCCTCACGACGACGCCGTCGACCGTGTCGATGCCGTCGGTATCCACCACGCGGCGCATGCGGGCGGCCTGCTTGTGCAGGTGCCCGGTGTGAATCTCCCGGTAGCGGCAGCGGCTCCAGGCGGCGGGCACCTCCAACGCCATGAGCGCCGGCAGCTTGGCCCGTGCCTTGTCGCCGTGAGCGAACCCGATGAGGTTGCCGCCGTGCTCTAGGTATTGGCGATGCGTAAACGCCTGGTGGATCGTGACACGTTTGTCGGCCTGGAAGTGGGTGGCTAGCAACAGGCGAAACCATGCCGTCATGGTCTCGTCGTGATTGCCCGGCACACAGACCACGTCGGTCGGGCACGTCTCGGCAGATCGCTCGACGAGATACGCCGCCGCTGCCGTCCCGGTCTCGATCATCTTTTCAAGGCGGCCGTCGCGCTCTAGTTGCGTCCCGCGCGTCGTCTTCGCGTCGGGCGTGTCGTAGTGGTACACGTCTCCGAGGAACGCGATCGTCCGCCGTGCCGGCTCTTGGCGGTCGCCGGCTTCAATGAGCCGCAGCCCGGCGTCTCTGACCAGGCGGTCGGCATGATCGAGGTCGTAGTCGTCGCCGCCGGTCGTCTTGCTCCAGGCGTATTTTCCGAAGTGCGGGTCGGCGATGACGAGCACTTGCCAGACGCCGTCGCGTTTTGCCTTTTGAGCCTTCGCCTTGGGTCTGCCAATGCGGCCCGAGGCTGCGGCCCCCGCGATCATCGCCTCGACGGCCTCGCGGATGCCCGGCCCGGCCTTGGGCCGGAGCTTGACGTGTACGCGGTGCAACTCCGTAACGACAGGCTCGCCGGTTTCCTTGTCGGCCGTCAGCCCTTCCCATTTGGTCGCCTCGCTGGTGGCGATTTCAAATTTCGCCATATCGGCCTCGATGTGCCGGAGCAGATCGTCGACCGTACGGATGCGGGCCGAGACGCTTTTCGCCTCTAGGCCGTCGGCGGTCTCCTTCTGGGTGACCTCCTCGATCGTTAGCCCTTTGTCGCCGTTGATCTTGGCGGCAATCGCGGCTATCGCTTTTCGAGCCATTCGCGCACCCCTTGATGGCCGACGCTGGTGATGCCGTGTTGGTTGAGGTATGCCGCAATGGCGACGAATGCCGGTCGTTTCTTTGTGCCAAACTCGCCGGCGAGAAACGCCGCCTCGATCTGGCGAAGCGTTTCGAGGTGTGATGGATCTACGCGATCGTGCCACCGCATCGACTGCGGCTTCGGGATCGCTGCCTTGATTGCCGCGATCGCGTCGATCTTTTTACTCACGTCAATCCTCGTGTCGGAGGAGGCCGGCGGCGTCGAGGAACCGCGAGCAGGTTTCGGCCATGTCGCAGACCGCCGTTTCGTCGAGGTCGGGCCAGCGTGCGTGGAGGAGTTCATGGAGGATCGTGTCCACAAGGTCGGCCGTATCCATTCCGGCGGCGAGCTTGATCGTCTTCGTCTCGTAGTCGCAGATTCCGTAGGCGCCGCGGAGGCGGCAGTCCCAGGCCACTTTCCAACGCTGCCCTGCGATGTAGACGGTCCGTCGTCGTCGCATTACTTCACGATGCCCGACGGCGGCGGAATCGCAAAAGCCTTTTTCTCTCGCACGCGGCGCCGCTTTTCGGCAAAACTCGCCGCCGCATCCGGCGCAAACCGCCGCGAGACGATGCCGGCGATCACCTTCCCGGCGGCGAGATCGTCCTTGCCGTTGCAGCAATGCTGGAACACGAGCTCGCCCGCTGGGTCGTGTTGGCAGATAGCCGGATGCCGATATGCCGGGTTGCGTTTCGGAATGCCGTACTCGTTTCCAGCGAGGTGCCAGGCGAGGAGCCAGCAATCCTTGTCGCCGTAGACGAATTGGTAGACGTGGTCGCGCCATTCATTGAGGAGAACACAGAGGTCAAGCGCGTGGAGGTGGCGGCGGCGGTCGACCATGAGTTGACCGCTCTCCAGGGGGCGAGCCCCGTAGACGGGCGTGAGCCCCACGTTTCGCCACGCGACCTCGGGCACCCACTCGGAGCGGTTGCCAGCCGGCGGCAGGTCGGGCCAGAAGTACGCGCCAGGCCGCGTGTAGGCTTTGTCGTTGAATAGGTAGGTCGGGTCGCGGGCCGGCACGTTGTCGGCGTCGAGGAGCAGCACCTCGGCAAAGCCCGTATGGCGGACGGCGATTGACTTGAGCCACCAGCCGCGACCGCGGCCGCTCTCAGCCTCGACGGTGCGGGGGCGGATGCCGAGGCGGGCGAGCGTGGCGTCGGCGTCGACCAGGCGGCAGCCGGCGTCGGTGAACGCGGCGGCCATATCCTCTGGCATCTCGTCGGCCAAGTGCCAAATCTCAACGGGCAGCGTGCAGCCGAGGCCGCGGAGCGTGGTCACGAGATTCCACGCGAGGCGGCCGTAGAGCTCGCCGCCTGCTGGGATCACGATCCCGCGGAGCTCGCGGACGGCGGGCAGGATCCACGGCGGGGAGTCGAGGGCGTCGGCGAGGGCGGCGCGAAAGGGGGCGGACATGCGCCCCATTAGGGCGGGTTAGGCGGCGGGGCCGGAGGGGGTCGGTCAGTCAGTCACCAACCGAAATTCGAGTTTGTAGGTGCCAAACGTGTCGTTGTGCCACGGCACCGTAACGGGCTGCGATTCGAGGGCCGTGCCCTCGTCGTCCAAAAACCAATAGGTCGGCGTCACCGTTTCGCCGTCGAGCAGGCGTTGGGTTTGGGCGCGGTTGAACGGAAAGGCGCCGAGTTTCCTAAAACTAACGCTTGCCGTTGCGACCGGCGAGTCATCAGCCCAGGCCGATGGCACAAATTGCGAGTCGGAAAAATCCTTTAGAACCTGAGTATTTACTTGCCCGCCGGAAACAGAGAACACTCGAACCTTATGGCTGTACGTCCCGCTGTTTTGGAACAATTCGGGAAACGTGTAGTCAGACGCAACATCACACTCTCCAACGGCCCGAACCCACACCTCGGCGACAAGGACCGGAGTCACCTGCGCTAAGTCAGTAGTCCTTACGAACATACTCGGCGCTACGGTGCTCGCTTCTCTGTCGAGGTCTAGGCCCTGGTTGGGCGACGGGAAGGGCGGGCGCACCTTGTACGGGCCTGGCGACTGCAACGATGCAGACCACTGAACAAAGATTTCTACGGTTGGCGTTGCAAAAGAGCACCTGTGGACGACGCTGCCAAGCCAAGAGCTTTGGATGGTCTGCCCTGTTGTTTGGATGGCCTTGCGTTGGTTTGGGAAAGTTACAGTTTGAATGCTTGTGTATGTTGCAACCTCGCGCAACCCCGAAAAATTTCTTGTCGCGGATTTCTGGAACGCAACTCCGTCGTCGATGCAATGAAAAAGACCGGCCTGCCACGGCACGCCGGCCACCGAACTTGAGTTACACACAAACTCCTTGCCGGCCAGCGAAGGTAAGAACGAAACCGACGCAGCCCTGCGCACTTGAGCGGCCGATGCTAAATTGCTTAAGCTGTCGGTCCAGCCCTCGGGATGCCTGCCGTCCATTTGGCCGTACGAAAATCCTAGGTAGCCGCCAAATTGCGAGAGTTGCGCGTTCTCGCCTTCTCTGATTTTTCCCGTGTTGTACCTTGCTTCCCCAAGGCGCGCAGTGCCACCTAGCACCCCAGCAACAACCCCTGCAAGGTAGGATTGTTCATCCCATTGCTGGTTTGGGTGGTAATCTGCCCTTAGCGATGGACTAGAAAGAAACGGCCACAATAAAAGCCATTCGTAATTGTAAAAACGCGATACAGACCCTAGCGGCGCTCCGGCGCTTTCAAACTTTATGACATCATCTCGTCGTACATATGTGCCAGAGTAATCCTCCGACACCTGCGACCCTTCGCGGTACTCGTGGGTCGTGTTAAGGTTTGCCGCTAGCGCTGGAGGGTCAATTTGCGTAGGTTGAACTTTTTGGGTTGCCCCCTCCGCGTCGATCGCTCCCGAAAACGTATTGGACGACCAAGGACTAAACCGCACGCCGGCCCCCGTAATCGACTTCCCGCGGAAACGAAACGTTGACTGTTGGGCCGCCGTCACGACCGGAAACGTAACATCCGCGTCGTCGACTGGAGCGGCGAAACGCGCCATCTTTGCCGACCGTAACATTACGAAGGAGATAGGTTCGTCTGCCAAGTTTCCCTGTGGAACTTGATCGTTTTTGAGAAACGTACGCGACGCTCGAACGGGATGCGTTTCCGAGTTGGGCAGCCGCGCCGACGTGTTTCCGAGGCCAAGCTGTGATTCGGAATTTAGCACGCGGAACTCAGGGTTTTCAAACGTAGCGTCAGAGTTTTGGAACGACTGCGTGTTGAAATTCCACCGCTGCACAGAGCCAGACACGAAAGAAGACACTACGGTCTGCGCGTAATCGTATGGAGTTTCGTCGGACACCATTGCCGACGGGTCGACGTTTTCAATGCCACCGCACAGAAGCGAGTAATTGCTTGATGGTATAACCCCAGCGTCGCGCCTCTCGGCTAATGCCTGAGGCACTTGTTGGCTTATGGTCGCAAAGCAAATCGAGAAAACTTCAAGCCTGTTGTTGCGCCACGACTCCGCGGAATCAAAACCCGGCGGAGTTGGAGAAAGGCCAAAGTTTGACGAATTATTGCCGCGATTTCGTGAAACAGAAAAAACAAACCTATCAAAGCAAAGCGTCGCAAAATACCTAGACGTTGCGTGGCTGAACCCAAGGACCGCCCGCAGTTTCCGCTCGCTGCCGGAAGCGAAAATGCGCGTTGCGTTTTCGGCGTTGCCGTCGTTGCTTGTGATTGCAAGGACGGTCATGTCGGGCCAAGTGCCAGACAATGAAGGAAAAAATGCGCTATCGCTATTTCTTGCGTATTGCGCGTCCGGTGAAATTGCATTTCCTGCAAAACCTGTCGTGAAAACAATCCACGGGGGTGACAACACCGTTTCCGAGGCTTCACCGCACAAGACTAGGCCGCTGCGAAACTGCTTCTTTGCTATGTAGATGCCGGATTCTGCCAACTGCTCGTATCTATTGATGGCACCGAGCACTGAGTCGCTAGTGCTTTGAGAGTCGCCGACATTTATTGAGCCGATGCAACACACCCGGCTAGATTTTTCTCTCCATCCGTCGCCTTGCGCGGCATACCATCGCTGGCCGTTAAACTGCCCAAAAAATGCCGGGTGGATGACTCGCGCGACGGCGTGCTCTGTGGTCGACCCCGTCAGGGACAAAGACTGATCCCACCCGGCAACGTACTGCCAGTTTGCGTAAGGTGCTCCCAACCCTGTGAAGAATGCAATGATTCCGTCCGAGAGCGGAGCCTCAACTTGATACTGATTAGAGTGGCGAAGCCGCGCCCGCATCGCGCGTGCCCATCCGTTGATAGGATCGACGTTTTGCATTAGCCGAGATTCACCACTGCTTCGGCAACAGCCGGATAGGTGTTGTTCCCGTTGAGCCGATACCTTGCACCGAGCCCGAGTATCGCCCCGTAGCCGTACTCGGTTGCCATGAGGTAACGCCGCCAAAACGATTGGAGCCCGGCATTCGTCGGATACGGCGGCGGCGGCGACACCGACGCTCCGGCCTGGAGCAACAGCACGCGGCAGCGGACTAGGCCGCGGACGCGGACGGTGCAGGTGTAGTAGCCGTCGACAAGCGCCGACACAGACTCAATAATTCCGCACCGCGACCCGAGCGACGTGTCGGTTGTGCTGGAGTCAATCGTGAAACACGGCGTGTCAGTTGTCGAAAACTGTACAAGGTCGTCCTCGCTCGACACCACCTTTGACGTTGCCGATCCGGTTGTGTTTTGGGACGTAGTTAGGAGTAGCGTTTGCGTGCCGCGGTTGAGCGGTATCGAGATGCCGTGGCCCACCGCAAGGGGCGTGTGGTTGAGCGTGGGCCAGCCTTGGGCGATACGGACAACGATCGTGTTGCCATCGCTGACGCCCGCGCCAGCCTCCACGCCAGGCGTCGCCCCGAGCACCCGATCGGCAGCCTCTTGCGCCCGGTTCCACGCCCTGGCGGAGATCGCCGACGAAAGCCGCTGCCCCTTCTCAATGCGTCCGTCGGGGCGTGCCATTAGGTGCCGATCCCCAGGCCCGAGAAATTGCCGTCGCGGTAGACCTTGTTGACGTAGACGTATTTCGGTTTCTTGACGAGCTCGTTAGTCGAAACGGCGTCTTCGTAGCGCACCCACAAATACTCATGGCCCTTCTTCTCGATGCCCGTGATGTCGCCGATGGTTTGAGCGGTCACGTTTGGCGACGCCACGAACTTATACGAGAGCGTCCACGGCCCGTTCCCCCGCTGATCGTCCCATTCCTGCGAGCCCGAGCACCCCATAAACAGCACCTCGCCAGCGGCGAATGTGCGAAACCCGCCGTTGTTCACGGTGCCGGTCAGCGCGGCGATGCTCTTGATGTAGTTGGCTGTGACGTACTGGTGTGGAACGTCGTACGTTTCTGTCCAGGTGAGCGCGGGGGCCACGATGTCGACGCCGTTGACTGAACTGCCGTCGACACCGATTGCGCTGTTCATGCTCGGCGCGGTGCCCGGCGGATACCTGCGCTCGCTGCCTTGCGTTACGGTTGTCCCGCCGCTTGTCGTAACCGTGCCGCCAGCCGCTTGCGTGATGTGCTGCGACCCGCCGCTTGTGTCGAACGACCGCGACCGCTTGAGCGGATCACGCTGGTCGTCGTCCTCGGCTCCCGCCTTCTCATAGGCAATCGTGACTTGCCAGGCGTCGTCGCCGAGGTACGAGACGCTGTAGGACTCGGCTCGCAGTTGTACGTTGGGTTGGCCTGGGTACGACCAGTAGGCGAGTTCGCTCGTGATCTTGCCGTTGGCCTCGGCGTGGAGAATCGTGTCGTCCGTCGTGCCGAATACCTTGTAGCTCTTTGAGTATGACGAAACCGCCTTCCGTCCAAGGCGGACGATTGTGGCGGAGCGGCTTGAGTTGTCTTCGATCCAGGCGAGGGGCATTCGTTATTCGGCGACCGCGGCCGGCTCCATGTTGGCTGTGTTGCTCGCGATCGTTTCGAGGGCTTTGAGTTGCCGCTCGCCGAGCGACGAACCAAATCCCATGCCGCCGAGGTTGGTCGAGGAGAACGTCCCGGCTACCTCCGCCTTGCTCTGGGCGGCGTCGACACCCGCGGCGCCGGCTCCGGCGGCGGCCATGTCGGAAGGCGACGAGCCAGCGCCACCGACCTTGCCGTCGGCGGAAGACATTTTGTTTTGCGCCTTCCACCACGCGGATTCAATCGCGGACGATTGCTGGGACGTGAGGCGTCCGCTGGATGCCAATGCTTGGAACTCGCCGTAGAGATCAGTCAGCTTGTCCGAAGAGTTAGCAGACTCGATCTGTTTGAGAAGGTCGGTGAATTGCTGGTTTTGCGCCCGAGCCTCGCGCTTGCCGCGGCTCTTGCCGGAGACGGCACCCTCGGCGGCTTCGGTGGCAGATCGCCTCTGCCGCTTTCGTCGCTCGTTTTCCGCTTCGCGCCCACCAGTAATATCCTCGGCGCTCTGGTAGATCGCCGCCTTACGCTCTCGCCGCCTTTGCTCCTCTTCGGCATTCGTTGCGGCGGCCTCCGCCATGCGGGCCGCGACACCCGTGCCAGACTCGCGAGCCTTTTTGCGGGCGGCCGCGTCCTCTTTGAGCTTTGTCTTTTCGTCTGCGAGCTTCTGGCGGGCAGAGTCAGAAACCGTGAACAGCGCTTTGAGGTTGATCCACTCGGTTTTCAGGGCGGTTGTGAGATCGTCCCACCGTTGGAGGATCGGATTCACAAGGCTCTCAAAGGCCCCGTAAATCGCTGCCCCCATCGTGCGAGTCAGCGCCGCGATGTCGGTCCACATCAAATCCCATGCGATGTAGATGTAGTGGCCGAGGTCAGTAAATATGTTTTGAAACGTGGAGATCCACGGGTCGACGGCATTCATCAACGACTCGACGCCGCGGAGCCAACCGGCGTAGAGCCCTGCCCAGAGCACGTCCATTGCCCCAGAGAGGTCGCCCTCGGCGACAGCGGCGTAGATCCCGTCGAACGTGACGGAGGCCGTGGTCGCGAGGTCGCCTAGGACCGTCATCCCGCCAGCCACCGCACTCTGGAATGTGCCGCCAATGGAGGCGGAGACGCCCTCTATCATCCCTCCCACGCCGCCAAACATACCTTGCATGGACGCGGCGATCTTGGGGCCGAATGCCACCAGCGAGGCCAGGCCGGCGACGAGGAGGCCGATCGGAGATAACACGACGCCCACGACGGTTGCGATCGCACCGATCGCCGTGAGCACGCCGCCGACCGATGAACTCAGGAGCGTGAGCGTGCCGCCTAGTGCCATGAGCCCAAGGCCGACGCCTGTCACCACGACGGCCGCCTTGGCAAACCCGGCGACGAGCTCCTGATTGGCGACGACGAACTTGGTAAACCCGTCGATCACCTCGCCAATCGGGCCGGCGATTGCCATCAGGGCCGGGCCTACGGCCTCGCCGATGGCGATCGCCGCCCGCTGCATGGCAGCGGCGACGCTTGCCATCGCACCGGCCAGGCCAGCCGATAGCGTTTTGTATTTTTCGCTGACCGGCAGGGCGTTGCCCATCGCGTCGGTCATGGCGTTGAAGCCATCGACGCCGGTCGCCGTCAGGATGGCGGCGGCTCGGATAGCATCCTGCCCAAAGATGCGGCGGAAGATGTCGTCCTTGGCCGCTTGATCCATTCCGGCGAGGGCGCCGTTGAGCGTGCCAATGATTTCGACGAGCGGTTTCATGCTGCCGTCCGCGTTGCGGAACGACATAGCCGACAGGCCGACTTGCTCTAGGGCGACGGCAGCATCGTCTGCCGGAGCCATGAGCCGCATGAGCATTGTTTTGACGCTGGTGCCGGCGTCGCTGCCCTTGACGCCGTTATTGGCGAGCACGGCCAGGGCCGCCGACAGGTCGCCCATGGACTGATTAGCCAACGCCGCCACGGCGGCGGACTGGCTAAAAGCCATGGTCATTTCCTCGATACTCGTCGAGGAGGCGTCGGCCGCGGATGACATGGTGTTTGCGGCCACGTCGGCAGAGACGCCGAACACTTTCATTGCGTCGGCCATGACCACCGAGGCGGCGGCCACGTCCATATTGCCGACCTTGGCAAACTCTAGCGCCGTCTGCCCGGCACCGCCGAGCACTTGCTCCAGGCTCATGCCGGCTTTGAGGAGCTCTAGGAACCCTTGCGTCGCCTCAGTCGGGCCGACGCCGAGGGCCTGGGAAACCTGCATCCCGGCGGCGCGTATCCTGTCGAGCTCGGCGGCGGTTGCCCCGGTGCTCGCTTGGATGTTCAGAAGCGTCGATTGGTAGGCCGTGCCCTGGCGGATCGCCGCCCCGAATGGCAGCAACGCCGCCGCCCCCATGCCGGCGATCTTGCCGCCGGCCCCGCTCATCGAGCGGCCGAGGTTGCCGATCTGGCGGTTGATCTTGTTGAGGGCTGAGAAGAACGCCCGCGGGTCGGCCCCGATCTCGACGAATACCTGACCGGCTTTGACCTTTGACGCGCTCATGTGGTCACTTCTTGCCAGTTAGGTCCGAGGAGTTTCTGAATTTCTTCTGGCGTCGCCTGCCTTGGCTTGGCCTTTTTGGCGAACGGATTGAGCCGGGCCGGGTCTGTGCTTGGAGCGTGCTTTGCTTTGTTTAGGTTGGCTTGTTGGGCAAGCAGGTTGGCGGTATGCCACCAATCCATTTCTAGGCGGGCGTCGCGAGCGATGAGGAGGTTTCGGAACGTCCACTTTCCGGGGTGGACGCCGAGGATGCCTGCGGCTTCGTAGATGGCGTGCCAGATTGTTCGAGCAGACTCGTCGCCGTTGCCGCTTGCATTCGCGCCTCCGCCTGGCCGAGCATCTCCGCGGCGACCTCGTCCATCTTTGTCGCGAGAAGTCCGACCATCTTGCGGAGGCGCGGGGGGAAAAAATCGACAAGCTCCTCCTCGATCGCCTTTACTCCGGCCTCGATCGCGTCGCCGCGGAGGCCGTCGAGGAAGTCTTCGCGGCTGATCTTCTTTTCGTCGGCCTGCTTGCGGCAGATCGCGTAGAGCACCTCACCGACGGTGCCGTACTGGCTGCGTAGAATCTGGAGCGTGTTCGCGATGCTCGACGTGTCAATAATGTCGAGCGGTGCCTTGCGGGTCTGGCGGGAAACGGTGCCGTCGGATTGCTCCACGTCCTCCGTCACGTCGACCGTGACCAGGCCGCGGACGCGCTCGGCGGCCGCCACTGTGATTGCCACCATCCAGGGCCGCCCCTGGTCATCGCGAAACTCTCGCATTAAGCCCTCAATCCAGCACGGGTAAGACGGGCCTCGACTTGGAACGTCGCGACGCCGTCGATCGGATCAGTCTCAGAGATGCTCGTAATCACTGCGAGGAACGACCACGACCCGGCACCGCCCGAGACGGTGATCGGCGTGCCCGCCGTCACCATGCCGTAGACGCCGCCTAGGTCGGCGGTGTCGTTGAACTCGACGGAGACGGTGGCCTCGACGCCCACGGGATAGACGGCAGCCTCGCGGCTGCCGTACTCCTCCACGTCGATCGTGCGAACGCTATAGGAAAGGCTGACGTTCCGAGCGCTGGCAATGTTGCCACCGATCGAAATCGAGCAGTCCTTCCCAAGCGTGATCGCCACGGGCTCAGGTCTCCCGTGCGGTCACGGTGAAGGTCACCGCCCCGTCGATCGAGATGTTTTCCGCGACGCTCATCACGATGAAACCGCTTGTAGCCGTGTTGCTTTGTAGGGCCGTGATCAGCGCGGTGGCGTCGTGGCACTCGATCTCCCAAGTCTTCGTTTTGAAACCGGCAGCGTTGGCGCGGTATCCAGGGTTGCCTGACGTTCCACCCTTGTTGGTGCGGTTGGTCACGTCGATGGTTTCGCACTCCTCGGTGTAGGTCGCCGAGATGATGTCGGTGCCAAACGGAGGAGCCGTGCCGTCTTTGCCGAGCGTAATCGCCATGTGGGTGTTTCCCTCGTGATTAGGACTGGGTGGCGGCGCGCGAGGCGCTCACGGTAAAAGTTGAGATTCCGTCGATCGGCTCGGAGCGGGCCACGCTCGTCACGATGAATTCAATAGAATTGCCGGTGCTCGAACCGCCGAGGGTGAACGTGTCGCCGGCATCGACGCCGGGATCATCGACGCACTCGACCTCGACGGTCTGCTCGATCAGAGCTTTCCGAAACTTGCGAGCGGTGTCGCCGAACTTGGTTACGTCGACTTCGGCGGCAGAGTTAGTGACGGAGACGGATCGGGCGCCGGTCAAGCCGGTGATCGTCACGTCTTTCCCAAGTGTGATAGCCACGCTGGCCTCCTGGTGTGCGGGGTGGTAGCGTCAAAACTACGGCCCGCAAAGACGCGACCGTAGGGGGTGTCGTCACGCGGCGCGACGCAGGGCGTTGCGGTATTTCTCGTTTGCCCGTGCCGCCGCCTTCTGGACGCCGGCCGCACCCTGCATGAAGGGGCGGGCCGGGTAGCGGGCTGTCTTGGTGATGGTCGTCCGCTCCCAGTTGCGGGAGAATCGCGGCCGCTTGTTGGCCCACAAAATCGACCCGTACTCGAATTGGTTTTTCTGCGGGCCGAGACTCACGCCCTTCAAGAAACGGCCGCGAGAGTCTCGGCCGACGCTCTTGCCGGCAGACCGCCGGAGGTACGCATTGCGTGCCGCCCCCACGCCGATCCGCCAGGCCGTGAGTTGCAGCGTGCCGCCGAACTCGTGCAGACGGTTAAGCCAAGCGGCCTTGGCCGGGCCGATCACGGCCGTCGGCCCCAGCACGCCGCGGCTCATGTAGTAGTAGATGTCGCGGTAGAGGAATCGCTTGGGTGCCCACGACTTGACGGGCTTGCCTGGCGGCCGAGGCTTGCCGCTCGACAGCATCGTCAAATCCTTGTAGAGCCCGCCCGCGAACTCGACGACCTCGCCCGCCTTGACCGCTCGCCGGCCTGCCTTGGTCTGCTTGGGCGGCGAATTGCCAATGCCCTTCCTGGCGGCCTGTTGCACGTCGCGGCCGGCAGCCGAGAGGCTGCGACGCGACATATCGTCCATCATCCGCCGCACCTTGGCCCGGTCGAAAAACGCCCCCTTCACCTTGGCCTGGAGGCGGAGCCGAGCTTGGAACGATTCCGATCGGACTTGGCGGTTGCCGCCAATCTCGCCCGGCCGAATAAATGCCCGGCTCACGCGGCCAAGTGCTGCCATGGCTTACTCCGGTAAGGCGTCCGCCAGAAACACGCGGTAGGTCACGTTGACGGCAGCCCGCCAAGCGTTGCGCTCATTCAGCGCATCGTCGGGGTTGAGCTCGACCTCCACTTCCATCGGGCTCGTCACGCCTTCCGGCCATGATTCCGAGTTGGCCCAGTCGTGCGCCCTAATGTGCAAGAGCACCTCGTCGGCCAGGTCAATCATGCCGTCAACGTCCGCGTCGGTCTGGACGTGGCGGCCGATGAACACGGCGACCGAATAATCAGCCTGCGAGGTAGCTCGACTCACCCGACTCATCGTCGCGCCGCCTGGCGTGACGTAGATACGCGGCGTCGCGAGCTCCTCTATGTCGACGGCGACCCAGTTCTTGCGCTCGACCGTCGTGGATTGAATGCTCCACGAAACGGCGGCGAGTCCGTCGGCCAGAGAATCGGCAATCTCTCGTAGATAGCTCACGCGGCGGCCCCTTGGGCGAGGATGCGTTCCATCGCGGCCACGTTGTTCGCGACGCGCTCTTCTCCCGGCCATCTTGCCGCAGCCTGCCGCGCATGCTGTAGGGCGTCTGTCCGCTCGCCGAGCTCCCAGAGGGCCACCGCAAGCAGATCGAGAGCCTTTGCCTGTGCCTGCGGGTCGGTGCAATGCGTGCCCGGCCAGTC